TGGTAATTTAGTGGCTAACACTAAATTAAAAGATTTATTTAGTTATGTTAGTGTTTTAGATAGAGGTAATAATGACTACGGTACTAAAGTTTTAGTTGACATCGTGTCACTAAAAAATAGTATAAATGACGAATTAATTAACATTGAAAACATAGATAATGTTACTGGTAGATCAATGTGGTCAGTTTTATCAAAATTAGCTTCTGACCATGAATTTTTATTACTACCACTATCTTCATACATAAATTTAAATGGTGCTGTCGCTGAAAAAGAAGGTAGAGAGGGTGCTTATGAGTTAGCACATGATATGTTTGGGGTTTTCAAAGACTTAGACATGTGGGAATCAAACCCAGCATTCATATTTCAGCTAGGTTCATTGACGTCAAATATTAAAGATTCTGGCCGAGAAAAAAATTCGGCTAACTTGGGTTACGATTTAAGTAACACATTCTGTTTGGATTTGGATAGTAACACACTAAACCAATCTGATAAGATGGCAGAAATTAATGACGAAAATGTCCCAGACGACATTAAGAATTCAAATATATCCGCTTTTATTGTCGATTTTGGTAATCAAAATCAAAACATGTTCCAGAACATACAAATATCGACCGAAGAATTTACAAACACTGAAGAAAGTATTAAGGCGGCAGTTGCTTTAGCGTCTGATTCAATACCGACACTATCTAGTGGTAAGTTATTTAGTGCGATGGAAACTAGGTCGTATTCTTGTACGGTAACTAGTTTAGGTAACGCAACGATACAACCTTTATCTTATTTCTATCTTAGAAACGTCCCACTATTCTATGGATCTTATTGGATTACAAATGTAAGTCATAGAATAACGCCAAATACGATGACGACAACATTTAAAGGTGTTAGACAACCCATTACCAAAAAACCAACCGCTAATGCAACCGTAATTACGTACCTAATTAAAAAAGCTAATGAGAGGTTTAATGAATTCGGTGGTTTAAGTAGAGATAACGAAACACCCATAGCTACTAGCGGTAAAATATACATGGATCGTGGCTTTACAACAGCGAGTGATGGGGTTAATAACTCAAAATTAGATACTAGAGGTTACGGCCTTGCTTATCAAGAAGGTACAACTGAAACTGGTAAGTATGTGACATATAATGGTGTTTGGATTGTTGGGTCGTATCTTAAACTAATGACTGGTGGCGATGAAACAGATAAACTATTAATAAAAACATTAATATCTTATTTACTTAATAATGCGATTGAGATATCTAAACTTGATAGTGGGGCGGCAACGTACCAGTTTACTGGGGTTGCACCATATATGATAGATGTGATTGCCCACGATATGGCCTATAAACTAGGTAGGGGTGATTTATCCTTATCATCACTTATTAGCGAATATAATACATCATCTGGTGACGTATATGAAACAATGTTAACAGAAATATCAACATTTGGTGAAGATTCGCAAAAATTATATGACTATTTAAAGGCTAATGATGAGGATTTCTATTACCCTTATAAATCACTAATAACGAGCTCCACAGACAAAGTCGTTGAAAACGGTAAAGACATACCTAAAATAACTTTCCCTTCTGAAATTAATGATAAAAAAAGGTTTGACATTAATACTAGGGTAAATGCTTGGGTAAGCGACCAAACACCTAGTTGGGATCGAACCATGCATGGTTTTAGTACATATGGGTTAACCAATATGATATTTAAAACTGGTAAAGTTAGTGACGGTAGTGATAATATTAATTTATTTATCACATTAAATGCGGTACCACAGAAAATGGAGATAACATTTTTTGATGCGGCACCGACCAAAAAAAGCGTGGTGTTTATAAACGGTGGTATGAGTTGGGATGAAAATTCATATAAATTTGATTTATTAAATTATTTAAACACTGATAATACAAATAAATTAGTTTGGAATAACTATAAATCAAACCCAGGTACATTATCTTTAGCTTTGGTTGTACCTAAGAGCTTGTTCACAAACCTATCACCAGGTAAAAATTACAAAGCGATTGTAAAAGTAACTTATAGCGGTACAAACCCAACTTACATAAATACGGGTAATGGTAGTAAGGATTATTTTGATATAAAGGACCCAAAAAATAATATGACGCTACCAGCAAGCCCAGTTGATTTTAGAGCCAATGAACCAACTGGATCCAATAGCGTTGTTGTTTTAGGTGCAAAACAAAATGGTGATTTTGACTGGGATTCAGCGGTTAATTCAGAATATGTTCTTGTATGTGATGACCCCAAAAACACGCAAAAATATTCTGTGAATGTTATGGGTGCATGGGGTAAAACAAAAAAGTATACATTCTTAAAAAGTGCTAGTTCGGATGACACTAATAAAGGTAATACGATTAACAGAAGCGAATTCGCTTTCTTAAACATAGAAGCTTTAGGTTTATATGATGAGGAAGAGAAGAAAAAGGACTGGACAATTAGAGATGTTACATCGGAACAAACCGATAATAAATATGTTGCCCCAGCAACTACTTATGGTAGTTCTTTCGGTACAGTTCAAGGTAAACCACTGGACAGCATAACCTACACCAGCGGTTTTGGTATGAGAACCATTAAGGGTAGAACAAGAATGCACGAGGGTGTGGATTTGAGAGCAGTTATTGGTACACCAGTCTATAGTTCATATGAAGGTAATGTTGTTGCCGCTGGATATTATGGCGGGTGGGGTAACATGATAATGATCAGACACGATGCTTTAAATATATCAACACTATACGGACATTTAAGTACTATCCAGGTGAACGCTAGTGGTAAAGTACTCACAAATAAAACACCCGTTAGGGCTGGAGAACAAATTGGTTTGAGTGGTGATACTGATGCCCCAGGCCAACCACACTTACACTATGAAGTTAGGCAAGGTTTAGCGGATGATTATAATAGTTTTGTTGGTTTACAACCACTGGACCCTAAACTTTGGATAGACCAAGCTAGTGGTAGTGGTGATAAAGCAGCGTTAGTGGGTACTGATAGTGATTTTTGGAAATTAGTAACAATATGTGCTTGTGAAAATTATATAGACCAACCACAAGGTATGGCTGATGTTGCCCAATCAATTTATAATAGGTTAAACTTACAAGGTGGGTACGGGAAAACGATAAGTGAGATTATTATGAAGGAAGGCCAGTATGCACCAACATTTAAAACTAAATCACTTTGGAACGCTATCAAAGATAAACAAACCGCAATAACAGCGTATATGGCAACTAAAAGTGTTGATAATGAAACGGCTGTACTTAGAATTAATACCGCACTAAATGCCATAACAAATAAAACGCTAATGGCTAATGCAGCAACATTTGTTGGTTCTAGAACAGAATTTTTAGCCGCACCACCAACGTCAGTTGGTGTTGGTGTTGTTGAAAGGGAACCAAAGGGTAAAAACAATGCTTTTTTCTGGGCATACAGCGGACAAACAAAATATTATGACACTGGTAATCTAGCAGCAACAAAAATACCTGATAAGATAAGTAACCACGCATAACTTTTCTATTTTATCAGATATTTATTAATAAATAAACAAGTATGAATACTTTTAGCAATAAATTAGATCAATTTTTAGGTAAAAAAATTGAACAAGCTCAAATAGGTGAAGAAGTTTGTGACCTTAACACTGGAATTTGTTATATTAAAACAAAAGATGGTTTAATAGAAAAAACTCTAATTGAGAAAAAATTAGTAATGGAAGATGGTAGAGAGTTGTTGAGAGAAGAGACACCAATAAGCCACAGTAATAAAACATTTTTAAGATGAGTAAGAAATTAGACACATTGTTATCTGAAGAAATCAAAAGATTTAACAGCATAATGAAATACCAAGAAAAGGTAAATGAGGGTATGCATTATAAGTTTTATGAAGCTGAGGAAGAACCAATCGCTGACGAACCAGCAATTGAGGAACCAGTTGAGGACCCTAATATGGATGCACCAGTTGACGCTAACGTTGATACAACGGCACCTGAAGAAACTGTTCCTGAAGATTTACCTGGTGATGAAACAGCTATTGATGGTTTGGATACACAAGCTGAAGATGGAGACATTGAGGTTGATGTTACTGACTTGGTCAATTCAACAAAGGAAATGGCCGCTAAATCGGAAGATATTATACAAAAAATAGCCAACTCAAACCAAAAAATTGAAGATATAATTAATAAAGTTGGTCGTGTTGAACAAAATTTAGAAAAAATGGAAGCCTTAGTTCAAAAAATGGATGCCATGGCAAAACAAGTTGAATTAATGAGACCACCAACAGAAGAAGAAAGAAGAAAAGCTTTGGCTAAAGATTCTTACCCATTCAATGTAACACAGGATGAATATTTGTCTGGATCTAGCGTTAAAACACAAACTGACCTAGAAACTAGACCAGATAAATTATCTATGATGGATAGCTTAATGGCAAATTATAACGAAATGGATATTAGAAATAGCTTTTAATTAAAAAAATTATGAACTCAAGACAACAAATTTTAATAACACAGAAATTAACAGTCGGTGACCCAGCAATAGGTTTTGTTGAGACACCAGAATATACAATTGAATATTATGGTTTTATCGGTTTAGGTAACACAAACGATACGGTCATTGTAACATTAAATGGTGTTGAAGACGTACCATTATCAATGATGGGTATGATTGAATGCCCTATTGAATCGCTAGAAGTTACATCGATAAACAAGAGTGAAAGTGAGCCTGCACCCACATATGTTGGGCTTTTAGTGTTCGGAATTAAGAAATTCAAAACCCTGTTTTAAAAAAATATTTTAGGTCGGGGTATTGACTTTTCCGATTTTGTTCCTATCTTTGTATCAACTAAAAAATAATTTATTATGATTGATTACAAAAAAGTTGATTGGAGCAAGGCCGCAAATGACACACTGGCCGATTACGAGAAAGCAAAGTCAAAATCAACACAGACTACCCAATCTAGTTCTGTTGACTTAACAAAGTATTTTACAATTGCACTTGATGAGGGTGCAGCAAGTGGTGAGAAATCCGTTAGGATTCTACCAAATCAGGATGATCCAACCAAATGGTACAAAGTTGGTTTCTTCCACAATCTTAAAATTGGTAAGAGATATACCAAACTCTACGATCCAGCTCAAGACAACGAGCCGTCACCACTTAACGACATGTACAAGTTCTTAATGAACACGGGTGACAAAGAGGATAAGAGATTAGCCGTAAATTATAAATCTAGACAATTCTTTATTGTTCGTGTTATCGAACGTGGTAAAGAACACGAAGGTGTTAAATTCTGGAGATTCCCAGCTGTACAAGATGGTTCTGGAATCATGGACAAAATTGCACCGCTAGTTAAAAAATATGGTGCGTTCTGGAATCCTTACGAAGGATTTGACCTCACAATTTCAATGATTCGTGATAAATCAAAAGACTCTAAAGTTGGTTACACAAAAGTCGCATCTATCATCCCTGATAGAGAATCAAAATTGAGCGATGATGAAAACCAAATGGTTGAATGGTTGAGCGAACCAATGGCCTGGACTGATGTATTCAAGAAAAAACCATTGGAGTATTTGAGAATTGTATCTGAAGGTAATGAACCAATGTGGGATGCTGAACAAAAATGTTTTATCGCTAAGATCGAAGATGGTGTTGCAACCTATACGGGTACACCAACACCTAAGAGCTCTTATGATGCACCTACATCAGCCGCTATGTCTGAAGACGATGCGGAAGATATGTCATCTATGACAGCACAATCTTCTGAAGAAAAAGAAGAAGAAACAGTAACTGAAGCACCAGGTGGTAAATTAAAAATTGACGATTTGCCGTTCTAAATTAAACTAATATGCTTGGACATTAACTAGGATATTTCGTCCTAGTGTGTCCAAGCTTTTTTTTTACACAACAAATTAATATAAAAATATATGGCTATTAAGAAAAAAGAGTTCTCTTTTGAGGATTTAAAGAAAAAAATGAGTACCACAACTAAGTACAAAGCAGACATGTTTTTGAATTGTGGTGAAGCTTTCTTAGAAGCTTCGGGTGTACCTGGACCTTGTATGGGTCACATTAACATGCTTTTGGGTCACACAAACACTGGTAAGACTAGTGCTTTGATCGCAGCATCTGTTGATGCTCAGAGAAAAGGAATCCTACCTGTTTATTTGGTTACTGAAAAGAAATGGAGTTTTGAACATTGTCAATTGATGGGGTTAGAATGCGAAAAAAACCAAGAAACTGGTGAATGGGATGGTTTTTTCCTATACCGTGATGACTTTAACTACATTGAACAAGTAACTGATTACATTAATGAAGTTTTAGATATGCAAAATAAAGGTGATTTACCTTATGATGTTTGTTTCTTCTGGGATTCAGTTGGATCAGTACCATGTAAAATGACCTGGGAAGGTAAAGGCGGTAAACAACACACTGCTGGTGTTTTAGCTGAAAAGATTAACATGGGTATTAACCAAAGAATTAACAACAGTCGCAAAGAAACATCACCGTATTTAAATGGTTTGGTTGTTTGTAACTTACCATGGGTTAGATTACCAGATTCACCAATGGGTCAACCTAAGATGAAACCAAAAGGTGGTGAGGCAATTTATCAAGCCGCAACATTAGTGTTCAGATTTGGTAATGAGGCTGATGGTGGTATCAATAAGATTGATGCGACTTCTAAAGGTAGAAAAATTAATTTTGCTACTAGAACAAAAGTAACAGTAGATAAAAACCACATCAATGGTTTGGGTTACGCTGATTCAAAACTAATTGTTACACCACACGGATTTATCACGGATGATAAACGTGACAATAAAGCCGCTTTGGATGCTTATAAAAAACAAACGTTTGAATATTGGGCAACTAAATTGGAAGACGCTAACTTTGAGTTGGAGGAATATGAAGTAAATCAGAAAGTCTCTTACTCAGATGAAGATTAACAAACCAGTTAGGCATAAGCCAAGGACTATACAAAATACTCTACTAATAGATGGGGAGTATTTATTAAAACAGGGATTTCATGGTACCAAACAGCTTCAAGGAAAAGAAGGTAGCGTTGGTACCATTTTCCACTTCATCAACACGATTAAAAGATTCTATCAGGATTATGCGATAACCAAAGTTGTTGTTTTTTGGGAAGGCGAAAATTCAAAACAATTCAGACAAGGTTATTACCCTTATTATAAAGCAAATAGAAATAATAAGTTTACGGCTGAAGAGGTCTTTGATTTAGACCGACAAAGAATCAGAATAAAACAGTATCTTGAAGAACTTTTTATAAGACAAGTTGAAATACCAGGATGTGAGGCCGATGACGGGATTGCTTATTATGTTGTTAATTCACCAAATGAAAATAAGATAATCTACACCAATGACCGAGATCTTTTGCAGTTATTAGATGAAGACACTAAAGTTTGTCTAACAATTAATAAGGCTAAAGTAATGGTTTCATTAAATAATTTTGAAACATATTTTGATTATCACTATAAAAATGTTGGTATCATAAAAATGATTGCTGGCGATAGTAGTGATAACATATCAGGTTTACAAAATATTGGTGAACAAAAAGTGCTTAAATACTTTCCAGAAATTAAGAAACAACCAGTAGATCATGAATGGGTGTTAAACAGAACAAAAGAACTTTTAATTGAAAAACCAGATGATAAGGTG